CTCTTCACCCTACCAACAACAACAGCCTTGTATTCACCCTCTGCGATCTCTTTCACGGTCTGTGATTTACGAACCAGATTGCTCTTGGCCCATGCTTTCAGTGCCACCCTTGCTGCCGCCTCTGCCTCTTTCGCATCGTACCAGTCCGGCAACTCGCGTGGGATATTGGCGTAATCAACGCTGTACTCCCACTTGTTCAGTGGCAGGCTGTAGTCCCAGTCTGGCGGCACTATCTCAAACGGCACGCAAGTAACCTCTCCGCGCACGTTGTGATCCTTGATGCCATGTTCCTTGATGATCTCGTGGTGGCTGTCTGTATGCTCGGACCAGTGAACGTTGTGGCCCCTGGTCATTACTCCACTCATTGCCTCACACATTGTCAGTCTCCTCGGTTGCGGTTAGGGCTTCGTCAATCACAGCCCTGTCACCGTCACTTCCATGCATACATGCCTTGCCTTCAGGATCGCAGCAAACAGACAAGATAGCCTCCCGCAACACCCTGACCTGTTCGCGGAGTTGGTCATTCGTTTGCCGAATCACAGTCATGCCCATTGAGGCAATCTCCTCCGGTGTCATCTCAAGGCCGACATACTTCCGATACCGCTCGATCTCGGCAGCCTTGGCCTTGCACTCCTCACGTGCTTGGTCGCGCTCCCATTCCAGCCTTTTCGCCATGTCTTCCCACTCAGCACACCCCTCTTCGATGCCGTGGATAATCAAGTCTTTTTCGCCACACTCCTCGCAGGGCTGGCGGTTGGGGCAACGTTCATCAAACACACGCAACCATGCTTCATACTCGCCACCCTCAAGAAGGCTCTCCCACGGGGCTACGTCCCCGTTATGGTGTAGCCCTGCAACGCCTTCTGAGTCCTCAATCAGTTGCGCTAGCGCGTCGCGTAATCGACACGGCTTCAACTCCTGCGCATCTGCTTTGTCAGTCATGACGGCAGGGCAGCGCGGATCGTGCATGGCCTTGGATGAAATCTCATACTCATGGCGTGTCGCGCCGGGGTCTTTGCCCGCTCGACAGTCATCACATTTGAGATCTGGTCCCGTTCGCTTGTTGACTAGGCAGCTTATGCAATTGTCACTCACGGCTGGTCCTCCTCCGTGGCTGCTCGCCCAACAACCGGATCGAGCGGACTGTGCCGATCATCCGAGGTGTTCGACGTATGCAGAAACACGCGACAGATGCCGCCGCAGTGGGGGCAATGCGGCCCCGTCGGCATGACGTACTTGCAGTGTGACTCGCGCATCTGTGGCCCATTGTCCGCCGTCCACATCTTGCCGCAATGCGGACACGGAACCGGAGATCCGTAGATATGTACTTCGGGGATCGTCGAACCATCGGCTCCACACGTGCCTCCGGGGGCGCGTTTCGGTTGTGCCGGCGTCTCTGTCATGGTCTATCCTCCTTGGTTGACCCAGCCCCCGGAGTCCGGTGAGCCGGGTCGTTCTGATTCCTCCATCTGCTTCAGTGCAGCCTTGCACCTCTCAAGTATGCGGCGGCGGTAGCGATTGAATCTGGGGCGGTCGTTGAGTGTGATAGCGATATCCATAACCTCCCAATCACTGTCAGTCCAACACCCGTGCGTGTCGTTATCCCTCAGAGGGCAGCCGCCGTTGTTTGTGCATGTGCGTGCGTCTGCGAGATGAACGCTGCACAGAGCACAGTTCGTGCTATGTGGGTCATGATCTCCACAAACCCGAATATTATCCCAATACCGCCACAGGTTGCGGTACTTCTCGATGGTTATTATCAGGGCGTTGCGTGGCGTCTTGCCGCCAAGCTCATCGAACCGTTTGAGCATTTGTTCTCTGGTCATTTGCCACCCTTCCCATACCTATGATAACCGCGCCGCATCGCCGTCAGCGCCTTGCCTTCTGCCTTGATCTGAGCGACACGCGCCGCGCACGCACGCCTGAACTCCTCAACCGTGATCTCGCTGGTCAGGCAATAACCCGGCGTGCCCGGTCCACTCACAACCTGCTCACGCGCTTCTGCCGACTCCAGCGCCTTCCGCACCCGGCGCCGCGTTGATTCACTGTCCGGTCGTTCCCAGCCTGCCAACCTCGCAACCTCCGCTGCGGTCTGCCAGCGTCGGCCCGTCAGGACGCGCACAATGGCTCGCAGGTCGGTGTCGGATGAGAGCGGGCGGTCTTCAAACAGGCCCATCTGCGGCTCGGGTGTGGGGTTCAGGACGCTGGATTGCATCACCGCTCCTCCCTTTCCTCGCGCTCCCGGTCGCCCTTCGCCTCGTGGTAGTCGTCACGCCACTTGTCGCGCAGGTCGTCCATTGTGGCAACCCGGATCTGGTCACCGCAGTATGGACAGTGCTCCGCGTACTCGTCGCGCAGGATGTCCACGCTGCCGCACTCCCTGTGCATGCAAGACACGTACGCATCGTCGTCACAGTCTCCGTCGTGATACCAAGTGCAGCGGATCTTGCCGATGGTCTCCCACCTGTCCTTGTAGCTGTGAAGCGCCTGCAACTCCTGCGCTGTCACGGTGACGGTGCGGGGATCCTCGCCGCGCTTGCGTGCTTCCTGGAGCGCCGTGCTGTCACAGTGTTGCGGCAGCGGTGGCGGGTGACCAAGCTCCTCACGGTAGCAGGACTGGCGGCAGTAGTGCTCGGCACCGTCCTCCACCGGCACGGAACACTTGGCGCAGACTTCCTTGCCGCAGCGGTCGCAGGTCAGCGCGAATTCCAGGTCGGTGTCAATCTCGGCGTTGCAGCTGGGGCAGATGGGGCTGGGATCAGTACGCTTCATCATGGCTGGAGCCTTTCTGTTTGGCCGGGTTGATTCCCGTACCGTCAGGAGCATACTACGACTAGCCGTGATGGGAAGCAAGCAGTTTTTTGCAGGTTTCGTCAGGCGGGAATCAGCAGGAAGATGGGGCCAAGGCTGGGGTCAGGGTCGCGGTTACTGTATACGTGCAGGTGTTCGGTCGGCAGCGGCTTCGGGCGTATCACCTTCTTGCTCAGCCGCGGACGCCACCACCAGGCCCACACCCCGAACAGCCGGATGCCACGGTGCCGGATTCCAGACCGGCGACGATTGAACCGGCAGTCACTGCGCTGGTTCATCTCGGTGTATATCCGGTCTGCCTCGAGCCTGGTGGCTTCCTTGCCGCCCTTGTACATGCGGTGGTCGTACAGGAAGTCGTGGATTAGGCTGGGCATGAAGTCTGGCGAGTTGCGCACCACGCTGTCCTTATCGAACAGGTATTCGGGATAAACCGCGACGAGGCCGTAGTTTGTGACGATCTGCACCCAGCGCATCAGCTGCCAGCAATTGTCATCAACACGCTCCAGCCAGTGCTCTTCGTGGTAGTAGACTTCCTGCCAGCGTGTAGGGTTGTGTGGGTGCATTACTCAGGCTCTCCCTCTACCGCACGCTCTACACGGGCGGGCATCATCTGCTGGCCCGCCTCCACAAAGTCCATGGCGTGCCTGTCAACGAACAGATAGATCACGACACCAAGCATGATGAGGATCAGGAAGTGCCGAAAGCTCAGGCCATCCAGCTTCAGTGGACCCAGAGCAATCTTCAGAGACTTGCCGTTCCCGTTCTCGTGGTTCTTCATGTGGCGTATGATCCAGACCAGAGCGTTCTCGGCAGCCTGTAACTTCTCGCTTTCTTTGACCTCTTCGCCACCCTCTTCCATCAAGCCGATCATTTCCCCCCCGTACCGGATCCCAGCGCGAACGCCCCGGTACATCACGCACCCGGAGCAAAGGCACAGGACGGCAAGCAGGAGCAGGACGGTGGGTTTCACTGGGATGACCCCCCAACATGCCAGCCGAACCGCTGGGCCAACCACTGAACGGCCAGCATGATGGCCATGGCGATGATCGTGGCGATTGATGTGAACAGCCCCTGCCGGCGGGCGTCGGCCTTCATCTGCCCGTTCCCGTTGGTCTTCGCCTTCTGCAGCTCCCTGATGTCTTCCGAATGCTGCTGGCAGACAGGTGCCTTGCCCGTGCGCACCTCGTCGACCTTGCCGTCCAGCGTTTCCATCCAGCCCCGGATGTTGCGCATCTCGGCAGTCTGTTCGCCCATGTGCGTCAGAACCTTGGCCTGGAATCCCTCTTCGGTCACTGGACCACCCCCTAGAATATCGCCTGCCCCCCGGCAAGGTCGTTTGTTTCTATGTCCCACACTTGGAAAAGCTGCTGCTCGATGTGCTGGCAGTCCGCAATCTCCTGGTCCGTGATGTTGGTTAGGTCGGGCCAGCCGGTCGGATCCATGTTCGTCGGATTGTCGGCCCACCAGTTGAAGTTTGAAATGACATAGCCGTGCTTCTGGTCGTTCGGCAATGCGGCCATGTTGGTGATGAAAGCGATCATACTGTTGGTCGTGAGCAGGTTGGTGTCACCCTGCCGGGACGCCTGAGTCAGGCTCAGATAGGTGAAGTACGTGTTCGACTCGGCAGGCGTCGGCACGTTCGTCACGGCAAGCACGATGTAGCGTTCGACGTAGCCGTCAGGCTGCGCAGCCCGCAGCGTTGGGCCAGCCATCAGCCATGCAATCGCCAATGTGACGATCGTGAAAAGCAGCAGTGCAGGAGGCAGCCAGTTGTCTGTTCTCGAGCGCATCATCGTTCCTCTACGTTGCCGTATCCGGGGAATGTCCCATAGGAGCCGTACCGAACGGGGCAGGTCCGAATGCGGATCTCGTCGATGGCTTCCTGCGACAGTACCACATCGTAGACCCTGAAGTCATCCATCAGCCCCTGATAGTTGGACCGCCAGTCCAGGTTGCTGGCCTGCCGCTTGCTGATCTGGTGCACGGAAAGCGTCGGAATGTTCGTGGTCGGCCCCGTCTGGCGCAGTTCCCCGGCGATGTAGACCTTGGCCGTCGTGTTGTTGGTGACGGTGACCGCCCAGTGAAACCAGCGCTCATCCATTCGCATCCGTCGCGTAGTGATCTTGTTGAAGACCTTATACGTGGTAGTTCCCGGCGGGTTGGTCACGCACTCCCAGGAGTAGTGTTCGAGCATGTTCTGTTGGGCGCAGCGGTCTGAATCGGAGTGCGCTGCCCAGGCTGTCATGCCGTCGTCATATGTCAGATTGTTGGGCGTGGACTTGAGCCACATCATGACGGTGTAGCTGTTGTTGTTGCTCATCTCGGTGGGCAGATTCTGCGGACCCAGCCAGCGGCGTGTCCCGGTCAGGTTCGTGGTGTTCAGTTCCAGCGCATGCTCGGTGCGTCCGTTTATGTTCGTGTCCACCACGATGTTTGTGAACCAGTCACTATAGCGGCTGTTGAACGCCATGGAGTTGCTGACGTCCACCTGGCACAGAATGCCGGTCCTCACATCGCCGTGATAAGCGCTCGTGAAGACGCCCACCTCCTCCATGTCCAAGTGCATCACCAAGCTATTGCTCCACGGGTCTGACCAGTTGGTGGCCCGCGTAAAGCCCCAGAAGTTGCTGGCCGTGGCAAACCCGGAGAACATCAGGTTAGTGATGTAGGCTTCGGTCGCGTTGGTGCTGAACTTCCATTCGTCCACCGGGCCGTTGAAGGCGTCCAGCGTACCGTTCCAGAAGTTGCCGACGGTGAAGCTGTTGGGACGCCACGACTTCGGCGTGCCTGCGTTGGTGTACTGCATCAGGTCAGTCATCCAGGCGTTCGTATTGTAGGGTGCACTGCCTGCCAGATCCAGTCGCCCGGTGTACTCGCTGCCGTCCAGCCAGAAGCGCCAGCCGTTCACCCCGTTCTGCGACGCGGCTACATGGCACCACCGCTGGTTGAGTTGCCGCTCCTGCCCGTCCAGGAAATAGTAGAAGTAAGAGGGGAGGTTGGTCCGGTAGCCCAGCCGGAAGAAGTTCTTGGCTGCCCCGTCATGGTTGCGGTGGAAGAGCCGGAAGCCCTGGGACGTATCGTCCAGGGAGATGTCCCAGACATACCCTTCCAGTTCGCCGCCGCTGTCCGTGTTCGTGGGATTCTGTGGTTTGATCCAGCCCGATATTGTCACGGTAGTCATGGTGGTGACCGCCGTGAGCACGTCCGATGTCACCTCGTTGGTCAGGTCAGCACGCAGTGCGGTCGCCGCACCGTTCATCAGGATGTAGTGGTTGCCGTTGGCCATGACGTAGTGCGTGCCTTCGCGTGGTGTGCCCCGGCCATAGTCCATGTACCAGCGGTTCGTGTAGTAGCCGAGGTTCGGGGTGGCGCTGTCGTTCGGATCGTTGGTGATCTCTAGCGGCCAGTAGCCATAGAACGCGGGGTCACCGTAGAGCACGCCTGGTGTCACGACAGGGCTGCCACCCAGCACGCCAGGATTCGCGGGAATCAGCCAGCCGGGACCAGCCACCCACAGCACGTTCGTGCCAGCCAGCGCCACGGCTGGCAGCAGCAGGAGCACGCAGGCTATCAGCGCACGCCGCATCAGAGAGCCTCGTAGTTCGTCCCGTCCCGGCAGATCATGATTTCGTCAAGGTCGGAATCGAAGTAGACATCGCCCTGATTCGTGCGAGGTGCGTTGGGTATCGGCGTGAAGTGGACAAGGTGCAGGCAGTCCATCTGTGCGCCCTCAAGAAAGCACACCTCTTCCTGAAAGTAGTGCGCTCCAATAGCCACGCCCACGGTCCCAGCCAACAGGGTTGCCACAGCCAACAGTATTCCAGTGCTCTTACTCATTACTGCGCTCCCAGATATTCGATCTTGATTGATGCGTTCTCAACAGCCACGGTCTTGCCGGTAGTCGGCGCGATCCATGAGAACGTGAAGGTCTCGCTCACGCCGTTCGTCAAGTGAACCTTGGCCCCCCATGCCTGACCACCCGCAACGAACCATTTATTGAGCACTAAGTTGCCGTCGTCTTCGTCGCGGCTCCTGATGCTGACCCCGCTGCGCTTGAGGTAGTTCGTCCATGACACAGGCGGGGTCGTGTAGAACTGGGCGTGGAACCGTGCCCCCGGCGTGATGTCATAGTAGCCGTCATAGGGTGGTGTGAAGCTGGCCGTGACGATATTCGACTCGGTCGCGCTGACCGGCTGGATGTTGGTAATGCCGAACTTCCAGTCCTGCTGCGCCGTCACCACATAGTCCGCGTACAGGGTGCCGACATTCGTGATGTCCTGATCTGTCGCATCCGTGCCGTTGCTCAGGACCGTAGCCAAATCCACCGCATTGGTCAGGCTGTCTGCGTAGGCCACCAGCGAGTTCGATACCCCGACTGTCTTGTTGGTCACGAACACTTCCGATGCCAGCCCGTTGGTCGCCCCGTCCGTGTAGGTCTCTGCTTCTGCGAGCACGTTGTTACTGGCCGCGCCGATCTTGTCCTGCACGCTGTCGCCGTCGATGTAGACAATGGTGCCGGTATCCACGTTGATAATGGAGTTACTGCCCATGTCCAGATCCGCAGCCATCGCAACGCTGCCGTCGCTGTTGATCAGACCGTTCGTGCCATCCCATATCTGTTCGACCGTGGCAAGCTCCCCGGACACGACGCCCTGCCGAGCATTCGTGAACGTGTACCCGTTGGCGTTGACGTTCGTGCCCAGTCCGTTGGTGGCAAGGATCAGCTGCCCGTTGATCTCCAGCGCAGTCACCGTGACCGTCAGGCTGCTGTAGTCCAGCGCCACGGATCCGTTGGTGTCATGGAGCGTGCGGTCCTGCCAGTCATGGGACATGACCCCGTTCGTGTCCTTCAGTTCCTGGAACAGCGCATCGAACACGTCATAGGTGCCGCTCACTTCGTAGTAGGTGCCGTTCAACACGTCCCACACCTGCGTGCCATCGTCCCACCAGACGTCATTGCTGTAGTAGGTGTCGGTGCTCATATCCAGCACGGACACATTCAGCAGCGGGTTGGTGGCCATATCAACTGCGGCTGTCACTGGCCGCGAGTCTACCGGGTTGCCCGCACCGTTTGTCCATGGCACGCTCGGCAGCGGGACCACGGCGTAGTCGCTGGTGAAGTTCTGGTTCGTCCACACCACGTTCGTCCCGTTCCAGGTCAGGCTGGTCTGCGTGACCGTGCACACGAACACGTTGGTCCAGGTCGTGTCGTCCGCTGACCACTGCACCACGGGCGTCTCGATGCCGTCCTGCAGCTCCCAGTTGAGCACGATGCTGTTCGACAGGTTGGTGGTGCCGAACGCAATGTTAGTAAATGTTGCACCCACCGGGGTGCGCCCCAGCCTGTTCGTGCCGCCGACCCGGAAGTAGTTGGTGTGCCAGCCGTTCGTCAGGCTGCCGCCTGTGCTGTTGGTGACGTACACGACCACGCCACTCATGGCCTGGTACTCACCCACCGACACGTCACGGTAGAACTCGACCGTGGAATGGATGCCGCCACCGTGAGCGATCCACACGACGCCCAGCGTCAGGGCCAGCATGCTCAGGAATGCAAGGGTAATCGTTCGCTTCATCATGTCTTTGTCCACCTCTGGGCTACGCTGCCGTCAGGATAGTACAGGACCACGTCGTCGCCGTCGAAGGCCAGTGCGCTCGACAGCGTGTAAGTCAGTGGCGTGGTCGTGGAGATGTCCGTCGAGATGTTGCGCATGTCAATGTTGAGCTGCGCCAAGACCCTGAAATCTTCGCCCGGTGGCTTCACCCACAGTTCGGCGAGGAAATCCTTGCGGTCGTCGGTGCCCATCGCGTCAGCAAGTTCGGTCGTGTTCAGGTACGACCGCCAGCAGATTTTGCCATTCTCAGGGCTGACCACGCCCGGCCAGTCGTCGCCAATGTTGAACTGGTCATTGTCGCTGGCGACCGGGTCATCGTACTCGCCGAAGCGGTAGTCCATGTTGCATGCCCACTCGGTGCCAGTGTCGGTCGTCCAGTACGTGTCCGCGTCCAGCTTCAGATGCGCACGGAAGATCACCTGCTGCATGCGCCACAACCGCACCCGACCGCGGCGCACGATGGTCAGGTTCTGGGACGTGGTCTGCACCCCAAGGTCGACGTTGATGTAGATTTCTTTGATGTTGGTCAGGTCCGACATGGCTACCTCCAGCGAATACCACCGCTAGGCGCATTGGTGGCATCCCACCTGCAGACCACTCGCGGCTCGTTCGCCTCGTCAAGTGCCCAGTACTTCAGGGCGTGGCGTTCGTCGACAAAGGGGATGTTGGTGTCCATGGTCAGATTGTAGGTCACAAAAGGGCTGTTATCAAGTTCAGCGGTCGTGAGGTACTTGTGATGGATGTTGGTCAAGTTCTCGAATCCCGGCGCACCAGCCCACGTTTCGGCTTCCCAGATCGGCGCACCAGTGATCGCGTTCGGACTGCCAGGCACGTTTGTCTGGCCGCGAGCATACCAGTCCTTTGCGCTGCTGTAGTTGGTCGTCACTGACTCGTGGAACAGCACGCCCATGTGTCGCTTTGCCCGGACGTACGTGTCGACCGAGGGCCCGCTTACGGCGTAGTCGCTCTCGACGTGGACGAGCGCAGAATGCCCGTACGGGATAACCTGCAAGACGTCGAGCCGGTACGTATTGATGGTCTCGGTCTCGTCGATAACCATGTTCGAGTGAGCGAACGAGTACGATTCAACCGAACTCGCGCCGGCGCCCAAGACCGTGATATTCGAGCCGTATCCGGTGACGCCGGCCGGGGACGTGACGCGGACATTCCATATCGCCGTACAGGCATTCAAGCCGCTATTGCTCAAGGTAACGTCGCCGACGATATCGAAGTCGAGCCGATGGTCCCAGCCGTATACGGCCCAATTCGTGAGGGTGAGCGGGTCCGGGCTCGGGGTCGTGTCAATATGGGTCGGGGGGTTGAGGATCCCGTCGCCTCCGTCCCATATGTTCGTGGTAAGGCTATTCGTCGAGGGGGCTCCGAGGTTGACGGTCGGATCCGGGGGCGCCTGGATCCACGCATACGGCTCGTCAGTCACTGAACTGGTCGTGGCGTTCAGCTTCGCCTCCGCCCAGCCGAATCCCTCCCACGTCACCAGATCACTGAATGCGTTGGAGTACTGCCCGGCTCGCTGCGTCCAGCGCATCTTCGTGACCAGGTAGTACGGCTCGTCGAAGTCGGTTTCGTACAGGCGCCACGTATCGAACGGCACGCGGTAGGTATCGCCGACACGCGGACCAAACCCAAAAAAGTGCGCATTGGTCCACAGCACCTTGATGACGTCACCAGTCAGGGGACTGCCACCGGACACGTCGACGCCTTCGTAGATCCACTCGTTGTCGCCTTCGTACCAGTAGCCAAACCGGAACCACTGGTTCGACAGCACGTTCGTCCACCCCGTGACGCTGAAGGTTTCCGTCGTAGTGATCAACTCATTGGGAAGGTTGATGCCTGCGATGAATACTTCCCCGGACACTGTCACGCTGACTGCCGGAGGCGTGGGGCTGGTGCCGTAGGGTGATTCGTAAATGGCAACTGGCAAGATATCGTTCGTGTAGAACAGCCGGAAGTCGCCCCACATGGAAGGGGTCGCGGCCCAGTTGCTGCCGTCGTAGTACATCTCGACAAGCACGGTGCTGTACCCACGGTCGGGAATGGACGTCCAGAACACGTGATCCTCGTTGCCCACAAACAGCCCCCACTGGTTCGTCGTGTAGCCCCACGTCGTGCCGACTGCTGCAGACTGCCACAGCCGCACGGCGTCATAGTTCGGCAGGTTGGTGATGTGCTGTCCGCTCGCGTTTGTGGTCGTGGCGAAGAAGTTGTCGAACGTCGGCGGTGTTCCGGTCGCGTCGTCCGCGTTCACGAACTTGTCTTCCTGTCGCTCACGCAGGATGAACCGCTGGCGCTCCAGGAATTCCACGTTCAGCGATGGCACGCATGTCCCAGTGTGCAGCCCGGTCACGTCGGTGTAGGTGTACTCGAACGGCAGGAACGTGTTGGTCGTGATGTTCGTGGTGTCAGTGTAAAGATTCGTGGACACGTTGGTGACGCCTGCCCAGACGCTGGTGATCACGCTGGACGTAAAGCCAGCGTCGCAGGTGTAGACGATCGACGGCAGGTTACTGTCTGACAGGAACGCGCCACTGATTTCGATCCGTTCAGTGGTCCCTGACCACGTCTGCTTGAACGGTTCGTCTGGGAGTGCCAGCCAGTATTCCGCACCGTTGGACGATGTCGCGACAGGAACGTTTGTGAACTGCGCGGACGCCGCCGTGGCTGTCAATAACCATATGATAACTATGGCATAAGAACGCATCACGACACCGGGTTGGTGGCAAGCGGATTGCCGAAGTGGAAGTCACCGAGATGCCGAACGGGCGGTTCGTCTTCGTCCTCCACCAGGCTGTAGCTGTCCAGCCCGATCTTCTCGAACTTGTAGACGGGCAACTTGAAATAGGTGTCGTCGCTCTGCGGCTTGTTCGCTGACACGGTCCACACCCCAGTAGTGTTGCGGATGTCGCGGCGCTGCACCCGTATCCAGACCCACACGTATGGATCGTAGGTCAGGTTCGTGTTTCCCGACTTCGTGACCGGCACTTGGAAGTCGCCGCTGAAGTTCACATCGCCAGCGTTCAGCCTGATCGTGGTGCCGTTTATCCACCGGAAGCCCAGCGCAAACAGGTGGTAGGGGAACGGCTGGGGTTTGCCGTATAGCTTCACCCCAGACTCATCCATGCTGTACTCGAAGTAATCGGGATCCACCCAGAAGTTGTTCCATGCACGGCACAGCTTCAGGACTGCCTTTATCATCGGTAGCCACAGCCGCTTGTCAGTCGCCCGTGGATCTCTCAGGTCGGTGGGCAATACGAGCATGGCTATTCGTCCGTGCGGAAGAGTTCGTTCAGATCTGCAGAGCAATACAGAAAGCCGGTGCCAGTATAGTGGCGGGGTCGGTCCCAAAAGCCCTTATCAGGACGCCATACATCATTCCATCCACGCGGATCGTCCACCGTAGGGTTGCCGTCCGGTGAGCGGAAGATCAGATTCGGCTTCATACGCCACTTTGAATTGCCGCGGTCGTCATAAAACTCCTCGAGGTTCAGGCCGGTCAGCAGCCAAGTGCCGGGGCCAAAGCCTTCACCCAGTGCGCCATCCTCGAACTGCGGGAACTTCTCGCTGTTCACGCGACCCACCAGGCTGAAGTACTTGAGGATGTCAAATTCCTCGACCACCTTCGTGATGGTCAGTGATCCTGTGATTATCCGCACCGGCAGGCTGATTGCGTTCTCACCTTCCGTCTGAATGGACACATTGTCACTGGCCCACTTCCAGACGCCAGGCGCCGCGACATTGATCGATTCCCCCACAATGCCGATCTCCCGCGGCATGTCGTCCAGCTGCGGGTCGCCGATGGTGCCTGTGCCCCCGACGATGCCCGAGTCGTCCTGAACCTTGGTGTTGTAGTCGGCTACCACCAAGAGCTGCCTGCCCTGACCGTCGGCAATGAGCTTGACGCCAACCTTGCGGCACAGGCAGTTCTCCATGACGTCGACGATTTCCACGGCCACGTCCTGGCGGGCAAACGTGTCAAGGTCCGGGAAGCGTTCGCCGATTCTCGGAATCTTGGCGTTGCGAGTGGATACCAGATTATCAGACACCAGGAACGTGCGCTTTCCGCTCTGACCGTTCTCGCCGTTCTCGAAATTGAAACCTTCAAACTTCTCAACAGTTGCCATGTCTACCTCACTGCGCGAACAGTACAAATTCCTCGCCAGCCGCAGCCGCGATGCTGGACAGTTTCTCGACCATGTTGGTTCGCTGCTGCTCTGCGATCCGCTCGGCTCGCTCGCGCTTTGCGTCGGCCACCTTCTGGGCGTTGGCCATCCGTTCCTCTGCCGGGGACATGCCACCACGGCCCCGTCCGGCTGCAACCCTCATGGCCTGCGCGATGCTCATCTGCGTATTGCGTGCGGCTTCCGCGATGCCAGTGAAACCGAACACGGTCTTGACTGTGTTTTTCAGCCCCGCCATTTCCTTCGCTGCCCGCTTCCGGTCCTGTGCGTTCTCTTCGGCCCTGCGGGTTTCCAAATCACGCTCCTGCTCGAGCAGCATCAGCTTCTCTTGCTCGGCGGCTACCTCGGCAAGCAGCTCGGCCTTCCTATCGCCCTCGGCGTCCGCGGCTGCCTTCCGTGCCTTGGCGAGGTTCTCACCCTGCATTTTGATCTGGGTGTTGATGTCAGCGTTCCTGAAGCCGATGTCGCGCAGGGTGTCGAGCAGATCCTTGTGCGCCTGGCTCATCACCTTCTGACCCTCAAACTGCTTCTTGGCCTCTTCGGTGGCTTTCTTCTCCTCTTCCAGCGCGGCCCTCTTCGCAGCCACCAGTTCCTTCAGCTGCTCCAGTTCGAGGTCGTACAGCTCAAGCACCTGCTTCGTGGACAGGTTGCCGAGTTCCTCCAGGATGTCGATCTGCTTGCCGCGGCGCTGGATGTCGAGCCGCTCGTGGATCTTGTCGTACTCCCGCTCTTTCTTCAGCCGCTCGATGTTCACGCCGTTGATGCCGCGCACCATGCGTTCTTCGAACGTCTCGCCGCCGCCGACGTCCATGCCTGCTATGGAACGACCAGCAGCCCAACCCACGAGCGCAGCTCCGACAACCCCAAGCGCCGCACCAGCAGCCCCGCCGCCCATGCCGACGCCGCCAGAGATCTTGCCAGTGCCAGCTGCTGCGCCACCACCCCCGGCCAGCCTGCGGGCGTATGCCTGCTTCAGTTGCGCCTGCTGCAGCGCATGCGGGAACAGCAACGAGCCGGTCATGGCCCGCGTCTGCATCGATCCCGCCGCCCCCCTATTCGTCATGGCAGCCCGCTGAGCTGCTGCTGACTGGGCGTCACTCGCTCCAGCTGCCCGTGTCGCCGAACCAGCCAGGCGATCGTATGCGACCTTCAGCAGACCGACGGCCTTGATCAAATTCTCGGTGTGCCCCAGCAGCGGCGGGATCGCGGCAACCACCAGCCCGATGCCGACCAGCCACTTGCGCTGGTTGTCGGTCAGCCCTGAAATGAAGTCGGCCAGCTTGCTGAGTGCCTTTGCGCCTTCGATCAGCGCAGGGGCCAGTGCGTCGCCCAACTTGATCGATGCCACGGCCAGCGCTGATGATGCCTGGCGCAGCGTGAAGTCGGTCGCCTTGGTCTGTTCCTCGAACGCGGCCTGCGTGGCACCTGCTCGGTTGGCCTTTATCGCGATCTTGTCCAGCGCGTCCGCAAAGACTTCACCATCGGCACGGGTCAGGGACAGTGCAGCCTTCAGTGATCGGGCATCCAGTCCCATGTCCGCGACGGCCTGTGCGCTGCCTCCGGTCTTCTCCTGCAGGAATGCTACAGCACCGGCCAGCCCACGGGTCTGCAGAAGCAGCGCACCGGACTCTTCCTCGGTGGAGGCCAGTGCACGGGCCATCTGTTCGGTCGGTTTGATGAAGGCCAGGATCAGGCGGTTCAGCGCGGTCGTGGATTCTGCCGCGTTGATGTTACCCTTGGTCATGGTGGCGATCGCCGCGGCCACCTCATCGAACGGCACCTTGGCCGCAGCTGCCGTGGCTGATACGTCGCCCATGGTTTCGGCCAGTTCCTGGACCGTCAGCACACCCTCTTCGTTCGTCTTGAACAAAATGTCGGATACGTCAGCGGCTTCCTCGACCGACAGGTTGTACGCGTTCAGGACACCAGTGATAGCCTTGGCGGTGGTGGCGACTTCAGTGTTGCCTGCGACCGCGGCACGGGTGGCTTCCTCAAGAACGGCCAGACCTTCGGCGCCCTTCTTGCCAGCGGAGTTGATGCCGAACAGGGCTTCGGCCAGCCCGGTCGGCTGCTTGCCCATCTCCCGCGCCAGATTAAGGACTGCCTCTCTGGTGTTGGCGAACTGCTCGCTGCCCTCACGGGCGATGACGTTCACGTTGCGCATGGCTGCTTCAAAGTCCACAGCCATCTTGCCAGCAGCGGTGCCGATGCCAAGGATGGGAAGGGTGACGCGAGTGGTCAGGCGTGTGCCAACACGGGTCAGGCCATCGCCCAGTCGGTTGAACGACGTGCGGACCTGCTGCATCTTGCTGTTGTACTGCGAGATGTCAGCGCCGACTTGGACAAATGCATCACCGATCTGTTCTGCCACGGCGTATCACTCCAAACACGTCGGCCAGTCCAGCCTGGCCATTCTGGTTTTGTTCTGACACTTCACGGACGGCACGTCCCAGTTCTGCGTTGCCCGCCTCGGAAGAGCGAACGGGCGCAGTCCCGGTCATGCCGCCCAACATGGCAACCGCAGCAGCTTCGGCGCGGGTCTGAAGGATCCGCTGAGCGCGTTCAAAGTAGACGAAGAACTGGGGAAGCGTAAGCTCGAACACGTCGTCCGGGTTGCAGGTGCCGTATGCTTCAGCGAAGACGCCGACCACCTCGCCCCAGTCTGCACGGAACAGCTCACCGAGCCTCCCCCCTGTCAGTTTCCCTCGTCGCCCTCCGACTCGCTGTCAGCAGTTGTGCCCAGCGTGAGCACGTTAGACCCGAAGACCATGTTGACCAGCGTGCCAGCTTCGCTGACCGTCTGGATCGTGACCAGGTCTTCGACTTCCTCGAACTTGAGTTCGGGATGCTCCTTCTGTGCGGCGAAGAATATGACGCGGGCCATGCCTTCCAGCGATGCGATACCGTTCAGGGCTTCCTGCTCCAGCTCACCGTCGCGGGGCATCATGGCTGTGGATTCAGCCAGATACAGCGCCTTCTCTTTGCCGACCAGTCCCTGCGACGCGACCATGCGGTTCACGTTCTCCAAGTACTGGCTGATCACCTTGGACTGGTACTCGGCTGCGAACTGCTTCAGGGTGAGGCAGTGCAGCTTCAGCTTCCGACCATTCAGTTCGGCCTCGAACGGTGTGTCAGCGAGTTCGTGTGCGTCTACCATGTCACCCCCTACGTTGCGATTTCAACGGTGAACGCGGCCTTGTACCGGAAGTTCGCCGAGTACGTGACCGGCGTGGTGGCAGTGGCAGTAGACGAAACCTCGACCTGGCTGATCAGAGCCTTGCCGCTGATCTTGACCTTCTCCGCACTATCCGTGATCAGCACGAGGCTGTCAGAGATGCCGGTGGTCGGCGCCACGCCGATGCACGTGAAGCTGCCGCTGCAGCCCTTGGTGCCGGGGATCACGTCCTGATAACCTTCGCCGTCCATGTTGGTCGCCATGACCTCTTCTTCGACGAGCGTGCCGGACCACTCCTGCACGTTGCTCGCACCGTTGCCGCCCTGCACAGCACCGCTGTGCCCGTGTACTGCAATTGTTTCGCCCATTGTAGTGTCTCCTTCTTACCTGACCGAGCGCTTACAGTGCGTCCCGGTAGCCCACCCTCTTCAGCGGGTAGTAGTAGATGTTGGTGTTCTCGTCTTCCAGCTTCGTCTGTAGCTGCAGCGTCGACGGGCTGACGTCCGGCACCTCGAGACTGAGATACCAGAAGTTCGTGTCCACGCCCACCGCATAGACTGTGCCAGTGTAGACGTTGTTCGAGCTGGTCGTGCCGATTGTGATCTCGACGGTCACATTGTCCAGCCCCTGAGTGTTGCCATCTGCGTCGAAGCAGTAGCAGTTCGTGAGCAGCAGCGTGGAGCCTACCACATAGGTGCCGCCCAGCGATTCGTTGTTGGCGTCGCTGCGTGCGTTCACCAGGTTGGTGCTGGCCGGTTCGACCACGTCGCCCGGATCCGCGAACGCAACAGTGGCCGCCAGTGTGACCAGACAACCCACTGCCAGTGCCTTCAGTTTCATTTCGTTCTCCTTCTCCTACGCGTTGTTCTTCCCAAGCATGAACCGAAAGTCCATCGTCACGCCCCAGTGCTTCGTGACATCGTCGAACAGCTCCATCCCCGGCTGCACCGGCATGGCCATGATCATCCCCCAGTCACCACTGACTGCGAACAGCCTGTTGCGGTAAAGCGTCTTGATCTGACGGATCACTGTCCAGGCTTCGGTGCTGCTCAACTTGTCCGTCCACCCAGTGAACTGGACCAGCGGCCCTTCCATTTCGCTGCCCATTGTATCAGATTCAAACGCGGAAACCACCGTAAACGTGGCGTAGGGGTAGACCATGTTCTGCTGTTCCTTGGCTCGCCCATTCCACAGGCCGCCAGGTGTGACGCTGCGGGCGTCGTTCCCGTCGACGCTATTCCACACGGTCATGATTCCGTCGCGTATTTCGTTGCTCATATCTCACTCAGGATGCGGGTCATCTCTTCACGGTTGCGATCGAAAGCTGGACGCAGCCAAGGCCGGGGCAGCATGTTCTCTGTGCCGATCTCCAGCAGCCATGCGTAGCTCGGGTGCCCCCCCTGCGGTTTCAGGCTGCTGCCCACCCGGTACACCAAGCGACTGATCTTCTGCCGCCCGATTGAACGCTTCAGCGTGCCGGTGACCACGCGGGGGATCTCAAACGCAGCCGACGGCGTCTCTCCGGATGCGTTGCCAGCGGAAAAGTTCGAGATTATGTCGGCTTCCAGCTTCACGGCAATGATCCGTAGCTGGCGGCTTTTCTTCTTGATCATGGTGCCAGTGAACTTGCCGGGGTAGAAGTTGGAACCACCACCACCTTTCGTGGCAGACTTCTGGCCGCCCCGACTGCTCTTCTCTGTAGCCGCTGCCGCTGGCTTGTCGGTCGTCCCAGTGCCTGCCGCGACGAAGCGGCCAGTGGTGACATCTCGAAACCTGTTCGCCCCCTTGTCAAACACTGACGGCATCAGGACCGCCTCCTGTGCGTCAGCACTTCAAAGTGGTGGGTGAACGCTTCAGGGTTGTCGATGAACTGGATGTCGTAGGTGTCGCCCCCGTACTTGATCACGTCCGACTCGTACAGCGTGACGTTCTTGCGGAAGAAGAAGCGGTGCGTGACGATCGTGCCTTCCGTGCCGCCCATCAGCGTCTCATTGCCGGACAGGGTCTGCCGGAATGCGTGAGCCGTGAACTGCAGGGACTCAACAGGAACAGGGCCGCCGCCGCTGTCCTGGCCAGTGGTGACGGTGTAGACCTCGACCACCGGACCACGTTTGATCAGGCTGCGAATGCTCACCCGGCCACCTCAAATCATGTAATTACGGAAGAAGTTCAGCTGACGCAGCCGGCTCGTAACTACGCCGCGCACGCGGTTGCTGCCCAGCTTGTACTGGTAGTTCCCGATGCGCTCGGACTCCATGTTCGCGTCGACCTCGCTAGCGTCAAATATCTGCTGCACGATCTCGTTCGTGATGGCTTCCAGCTCGGGCGGCACGTTGCCGTCATCTGGACCACCGTCAATGGCTGGGCAGTCATAGCCGGCATCGTACCAGACAAACACGTTCTGACGACCACGCGGCCAGCCGCAACCTGGTTCGCGCTGCAGCAACCTGTGTGTCTCATCGACCAGCATGCCGGACTCGCTCTCGATCGGCACGATCAGTTCGGCATCCCGCCCCGTCGCCGTGGCATCCATTGCCCGCAGGGGCTTGATGTTCGGCGTGTACTCGGTGCCTTCACCGCTGTCGATCGTCACGGACCAGCCGCTGAATGTCTCGATCTGTGCTGCCAGCGCCGTCACTGTCGGGTAGTCGGCCAGTGTGATCTCGTTCGTGGTCTTCACGCCAGCCGTCGACACGTCCGTGAGCTTCAGCGTCGTGCCGTCGCAGGCGACCATGGCACGCTGCGCCCCGCTGTTCTGCAGGGTCGCAACGCGCTGCTCCTGCAGGCTGACCTGCAGGATGTCGTTGATCGGGTAGTTCGGCAGGCGCAGGTACTGGCCGCCGGTGCCATCCAGCCACGTCCGGTATTCAGCCTGTTCGAACGTGCGACCGAGCACAGTGGCAATCATCGCAGACGCCGCCGTGATGATCGCCGTCAGTTGCCCGTCGTCGTCCGTGTCGGCAGTGTCCAGTCCCAGATAGACCTTGTACTTTGCCAGGTTCGTCAGAAGCATGCTTCGTACCTCGTGGCTGGGTGATCTGCTTATTCGCTACCGGAGCCGTCTTCACCGTCTTCGGACTTCTTCTTCTTGCCAGCCTTCTTGGCAGGCTTCTTCGCCGGTGCTTCCTCGCCGAGCGTGACGTGGACCTTCAGCACCTCGTCGTCATTCTCGCGGGTCAGCACATGCGTTTCATTCCGACCCGAGCCGGTGTTGCCGTGCATGATGACAATCTGCTTGCCCTTGTCGACTACGGACACGACGCTGCGGTCTTCGATCTTCAATTCTTGCGACATGGTCTTTTACCTCCAGTACACGCGGACCACTCCACTGGTCTCGACGTGTGCGCCTATGGCGTAGTTCGTAACAACGAGGGTCAGTGATCCGTCGACGGCCACGGGGAAGTTCGTGCTGTGCCCAGACCGCACTTCCTTGGTCGCGTTGGTCAGGCCCGTGAAAGCCCCAGCGAACAGGTCGACGCCGTTGGTGTCCAACAGCTGCACGTCGTAGGTGTTCGTCGTCGACTGGCCGGGGATCACCACGCGCTCGATCTGACCGGACGGCCTGGTGGCGTCGGCTGCAACAAACGCGTTGGTCGTGATCGCCCAGCTGTACGCGACCGACCGCATGGGTCGGTTCGGGCTGTCGCCGAGCGTGACGGTGCCTTCGGCGTTGGCCTCGTACTTGATGGCAAAGGCCAAGACAATCAGCGCCGCAATACAGACGGCAAGAGCACCCTTCAGCATTTTATCGCGCACGACGCACCCCCTTACAGAGACGAGAACGACTTGAAGATGCCGTTAGTGAACACGAGACGGTTCGTGGTGCTGTCGCCCATCATCACGTCGAAGATGTTGGTGGTCACGCCGACCAGCGCCAGTTTGCTCTCGGCGATGGCCGCGCTGGCATTGATGTCAGCGTCGACGACCACGTTGGTCTGCAGTGCCATGGTCCCGTCAAAGGAACTCAGCACGTCGCCGGACAGCGTCACCTCGGCGCTCACGCCAGAAGCGTTGCCCACGAGAAACTTGTTGCTGGCCAGACTCAGACCGGCACTTTCGAGTGAACCATCCACGAGGGTCAGCAGCTCAACGCCGTTGGTCCCAAAGTGAATGTTCGTGGTGCCTGTTGAAGGCGCGTAATAAACCAGGTCGCCCTGGCCTGACGGACCAGTGTGCTTCACCTTGATGTTCCCGGCCAGCGCAAGGGCCAGCGTCAGAACGAAAGCGGCTGCGATTGCAGGTGCGTACTTCTTCACGGTGTTTCTCCCTACGATAAGGGCAGGCCAGTTGCCCAGCCTGCCCTGTTCCGTTTCAGTTCATGTGCCCGACTAAAGTGCCGGCATTTCGGACGCAGCGCCACGGTAGCGCGGCTGATAGCCACGGTACAGCACGTCGATGGTCCCGTTCGTGATGTCGCCGACCGTCACGTTGACGTGGTCGAAATCGTTGTTCGAGTCAAGGCTGTCAGCGTTGACGACGATGCGGTAGGTCATGCGCTTTGCAGCACCGCCTGCGTTGAACGTGTCGCTGGTCACGGCTGTCTCGGTTTCGGTCGAGCCGTTCGCGGCGACGTCCAAGTTCGCCCACATCTTGTCAAACCCGAGGGCCTTGGCACCTGCGCCCGCGGCAGACGTTGCCTGCTGCAGTGCGACGGCACCCGTGTCAGTACCGGACGAAATGTCCAGGCTGATGATGATCTCGAGCATCGCGTAGTTCGCGAGGTTCGCGTAGGACGCGGTCAGGCTAGTTGCAGCCTGCGGTTCCACGGCCTGCTTCAGAGCTGAGAACTCCGGTGTCAGTTGCTTCATCGTCTTCTCCTGTCGGTCCTGTCAGTTTTGCTCAAGGGGGCGCGGTTACGCCCCCGCAGAGCGTTGTCTCAGTTCTACGAACGCGTCTCGATGGTCACGAAGCCAGAGAGCGTGTCACCGTTCTCAGGCCTGTAGACGCTGTCGTCCATGGGCTGGCCGTCTGCATAGGCGATCAGCCTGAACGCGTGCTTGCCGGTGTCGAAGTCCAGGTGGATCGACTCGGCGATCTCGGTCGCCCCGCCAACTGCGAACAGGTAGCGTGCGAGGTCGACCAGCGACAGGTCTGCCTCGGTACCGAGCGCCTTTGCCTTCTCGGAATAGCTGATCGGGAAGCCCCACAGATTCTGCTGCGGTGCCCCGGCGGCGTTGTTGTTCTGGATGAACACAGGCGCACCACCCGTGCCGACGCTCACGTTGAGGAGCAACAGCTGCGGGAGGACCGTCTGGTTCGCCAGCCACACTGCCGAGCTGGGGCCGACCAGTCCACGGAACCGAGCCAGCTGCTTCACGGTGTTCTCGAGAACAATCGTGTTCGCTTCCTGGCCGTCTTCCTTGCTGATCGCCAGCTTGGCGCCTGACTCGAACATGCCGAGAGGCTTGCCTGCGCCGGTGCCGAATAGGTAGGCGCTGTCCTTGGCCCACGCGATTGCGTCGCCGCCCATGCCGGTAAGCATGGAGCCGACAGCCATCGGGCTGAACTTCACAGCCATGTGCGATGCCTTCAGGAACGCGGCCAGAGGCTTCAGCTTCAGGCTGCGGTTCGAAAACTTCGGGGACGACTCCGTGATCGTCGCGTTCTCTTCCAGCCATAAAGCCTGGACGTTGCCGAAGACGGTGCCGTTCGAACGGTCATCATCCTGAATCACCGGCAGGTCCATCGTGAGGGTGTCCATGTTGACGCGCATGGCACGCGGCTCAACGATAGGCATGTATCTCTGGGGCTGAAGCAGTTCGAGCGAGAAACCAGAAGGAAGCAGGATCCCGCCTTCGCTGTCGGTCCCGACGTTCATGACGTCGCCTGCGGCCTTTGCCGCCTTGAGCTGTTCCTCTGTGCGCTGGCGCATCTTGACGAGGCGCTCACTGGCCACGCCGTCCATCTTGAGGGCCGCGACGTCGCACGCGAACTTGCCCATGCCGATGACCTTCTCGCCCTTGCTGGCCTTGCTGCCGTTCGGGCAGTAGCCATGCGTGGTGTCGTCGTCGGACTTGTCGTGCGTGAAGATGGGAGAGTCGCCGGTCTTGGCCTCTTCCTTCAGCGCGTCGATCACTTCCTTGACCACTTCCTGGCGGTCGGCTTTGGCCTGCTGACGTGCAGCGGCCTGCGCCTTCCCGGCCTCGATCGGGTCAAATGCTTCGGCCAGACCCTGTGCGATCAGTTCCTTGGCGGTTGCTTCGTCGTCCAGCGTGATGGCGTCGCCCTTGCCGAACTCGCCCCAGTCTTCCAACAGTTTGATCTTCATTCGTGTGAATCTCCTGTGTTGCGTTTGTCGGCTCGCATCCTGGCGAACGTGTCGCCCCCTTGCGGTGTGCCTCGTATCAAATATGCGAAACCAATCTACACTTTGCCGCTTCGCAGCGCAAGTTCGTTTCTCACCACGTCCGCGCTGATCAGTGCAGGCTGAATCAGTGTCGCTTTGCTTATCAGTTTTGCAGACGTGCGAATGACTGCACCCTTCGGCTCTGGCTGCTGCGGCTCTTCAGGGGTGAGCAGCTTGGTCAGTTCCTCGGCGGTGTACTCGCGCAGCTCGGGCGGTTCCTTGTCGAACTGCTTGTAATGCCGGGCCAGATGCTGATAGACGCCCTGCCGGTCCTTCGCCGGGATGTCAGCCCCACCACGAGCACCAAGCAGCGCACCCATTGCAGCCGATACGCCACGCCACACGACTGACAGGTTGTCCTCTGCCAGGTGGTGCGGGAACTTGTAGGCGCTCTTGTCTTCCTCGTTCTCCGAGTCAACCCACGCGCACATCTTGCGCAGCTGCTCCACGTCGGCCCGTGCAACCTGACGCTGACCGTCCCACTTCGTGCCTTCAGGGGCCAACGATGTCTGGCCATGGACCGCAAACGGGATCGACGCCTTGACTTCACCGGACAGCGTGTCGATTAGGAACTGGGCATCGTCCCCGCTGATCTTGCCATCCTTCAGCGCCTTGGTGATCTCGCCCTGGTTGCGGGGCAGCGCCAACCGTTTGATCATGTCCTCGGTCAGTTCCATGCGGCCCTTCGCCACCTCGACGGTCAGGGCGTAGGGATTGGCTGGCACGCTCACTTCGCTGTGTTCGAGCAGCAGTGCCTTCGTGATGACGCGGCTGACCTGATCGGTCTTGCCGCTCAGTTCGGGCCAGTCCTTCTCCAGCTTCCGCATCGTCTTGTCCCAGTCGTTGTGCCCCGGCATGGTATGCGCCAACGGCACGAAGCCCACGCTGGACGTGCGCAGATGGCCATCCCGACGCAGCAGCCACACGTCGTTCGCGAGCTGGGTCTCCCCGTAGACGGTCTTGGCCAGCAGCCCCATGTCGTCCTGAATGATCCAGTCGTCCGATCCGACCGGCAGCTGGCTGTAGTCGTGACCGATCAGCACCTGCGGGGCCATCTTGAACTGGTCGAGTTTCCAGCCGCTGGGCACGATGATCTCCATGTCACGGTCCAGGTGGCGCGTCGACGGGCGCTGGATCACAGCCTTTTCGCCTTCGTTCAGACCCTCGACAGGCCGGGACGTGCTGTTGCGTTTCACGTCGATCGCGTCAGCCGACAGCCCTTCGCTCTTGATGGTCTGGTTGATTGCGTCGCGCAGCTTCGGCTTCAGCTGCGGCATCAGCTCGGCAAGTTTCATCAGCGTCTGCATGTTTATCCCTCCACGACGACCGGCTTCAACACGCACCGACAGTTCGGGTGCAGCGGCGGTCCCATGATTGTTTCATAGTTCAGCTTCAGTGTGCGAGTGCTGGTCTCGTTCTCGGCGTTGGTGTACTCGACAGTCATCTCGGACCCTTCGGTCAACTCCCCGCCGTCCGCGTTCTTGAATGGCTGGTCCACTTCCACGATCTGGCCGTTCAGCTCCTGGCAGTAGATGCAGGCGTCGCTGGCCGCGTCCCATGCCTTGCCGGTAATGATGTCCGACTCGCTCTTCCACAGTTCGATCCTGCCAAGGCTGTCGGCGCGGGCCATCTCGCTGCGTGCGATCTGTTCAGCCTTGCGCTGGCTGATCTTGTCCCCGAACACATCCTTGATGCGGTCGCGGATCTGGTCGACGCGCTCGCCATTCTTGATGCCTTCAGCCAGAGCGTTGCGCACATCCTTCTCGGCGATGTCCGTGAAGTTCTCCGCGAACTTCAGCGACTGGTTGTCTACGGCACGGACGACTTCAGGGCGCTCGATAAACTGGGCCGGGCGCACGGTGGGCAGCTCACCCCCGTATGCTTCAGCCAGCTGCAGCTGTGCCTCGCGTGTCCCAGCCTCTGCCTGCGCGGAGATGTGGCTGCGCATGACACGCTGCGACCGTTCCCTGAACACTTCGCTCTTGACCTGCGACGGATCGAACTTGCCGTTCGGGTCGACCTTGCTGACCACGTCGCTCATGTCCTCCCAGATGTTTTCGATCTCACGGACGATGCGCTTCTCGCGCCTGGTCAGCGGAGGATTGGCACCACCGGGCAACTCGGTGTCGACGAGCTTGGCGTGTTGGGGGCGAAATCCTTTCGGTTCGGTCTCCCTGCCTTGCGCCCCGGCTGCCGATGTTCCCAGTGGCACCTCGTTCATGTTGATGTAGATTACGTCGCCACCCTCGATCGGCGGCAGGTTCAGTTCGGCCCGTGCCTCGTTGCGGGTCATGATGCCGTCCTTGACATACCCAGTCGTGACTTTCTGGGTCAGCAGTACGTCTTCAGGCACGACGCTGTCAAAGGCCACGAACAGCCGCGGCTCGTCATACAGCGGTATGATGTCCAGGTTGATCGTGCCTTCCATCCGGCACAGGCGCGGGGTCACTGCGTTGGTCGCATGCTGGATGCGGCCCTGCAGGCTGACGGCTCGGTTCGACCCTTCGTTCGTCACCATGCTCATCGGCACGCCGTACAGCGCGACGATCTCCTGCATGGTCAGCTTTCGGCCTTCGATGTAGTTCAGTTCCTGCGAGGTCAGGCCCAGCTTTTCGATGTCGAAGTCTTCATCGGCCACCTTGACACGGTCACGGCTCAGGTGGCTGCTGATCAGCTGGTTCCACTGCAGCTGGATCTCGTGGCGCATCTCGTGCGGGATCTGGCCCTTGTACTTGACCAGGAAGTCCGGGACGTTGTTGTTCGCCAGCAGGCTGGCATCGTACTCATCATATTTCGTGTAGCGGTCCACGGCTGCGCTCTGCCTGTGGGGTGGCAGCCCGTCGAAATACGGGTTGGTCAGGTTCGGCATGCGGAAGGCGGCGATCGACTCGACGGGGAAGCTGACCTGGTGCTGGCGCGAGGTGCTCGTGCTGTAGATGTATTCCTTGACCAGCCTGCCGCCGCTGGCCGGGACAACGCGCATGAAGTCAGATCGCAGTGGCCAGAATGCTGTCGGCCTGCCCTGCATCTGATCCAGTTCCATCCACCAGTATGCCTTGCCGACTATCGAATTGTAGCCTTCCGTCAGCTCGTTCAGGTCGTAGGTGCTGTGGTTCGGGTTGGGGTGGTTGTAGACGTCGAGGAATGGGTGGTCGAATATCTCCTGCACATCCTCGGATGTCTGCAGGCGCTTGTTCGTTGGGATGCGTGCCTTCAGCCGTTCGTGTTCCCGGCGGCTCAGGGTGCGGCCAGCTATCTCACGACCGAAACGCAGGCCAGCCTTCTGCTCGCCCTTGCTGCGCGTGACGTACAGACGCAGCCGCGCACTGGCCACGGCCTGCGCGTTGATCATGGTGCAGATGTACGCCCAGTGGACAAACCGTTTCAGATCCGTGCCGGGCCTGGTGGCGTTCGGCAGGCCATGCCGTTCGACGTAGGTGGCATACGGCGCCACCTGCTGGTCGACCACGGCGCCGATGTTTTTGCGGCCCGCGGTCCATGAACGGATACTTCTGCCGAGTTTGGCGATGGGATTCATGGTTGGCTCCTATCGTAGCACTGACGGTTTCTGCCGCACAAGTACGGGCTGAATGGCAAATTGTTCCACGTGGAACATTCCCATCAGGCAATCCTGTTCCACGCTGATGGTGTGTTCATGATGCGCTTGCGCCGCTGCTCGCGGGTCTCGGCATGCTCGTCGTGATACTTCTTCTGCTGCTTGTTGATAGCGGCGGCAAGACGTTTCGCACGGGTGATAGGATTTTCTTTCGGCTCGTCGCTCACCACAGACTGATCTCCGCGTCATTTATGACCTGCTGGATGGCTGCACGTTCTTCAGGTGAATCAGCATTGTGCAGCAGATTTCGCAATTCTGCAATGTTGTTGTCCAGCTCGGTGGGTACGCCGCCCCCCATGACGGTCGGGTGCAGGACCGATCCGCGCAGGTGCGTGGCCAGGCTGAGACTCACCACGCAGTCGTCGTGATAGCCTTCCGGGGCAGAATAGCGAATGGCCCGGCTCTTGGTGTACTCGTACTCGTACCGGCGCAGTTCAGCGGTCAGGATGTCCCAGTCTTCCCCGGCGTTCGGCCACGAGATTGCGCCCTGCTCGATCGCCAGCATCAGTTCCTGGACCAGCATCTGCTTGCTGCTCGACGTGAACAGGAACGGCTGGATCCGCATGCCCGCGGCCTTCAGGTCGTCGAAGATCGGGTCGCCCACGCCGGACGCGTCAATCAACACGTTGCCGTTGTGCTTGCCGACGAACGTGGCGATGCGCTGCTTCTGTGCCGTCCAGTCCAGGCGCTGGAACCGATCAATGGCGAAGCAGTGGCCGCACCGCTGGCACATGGCGATCATGACGGTAAAGTCCGTGTGCTTGGCTACGTCGATGCCGATGACAACCATGCCGTCACAGCTGCACCGCTCAGTCAGGACGCGGCACTGGTCGATGTTGTTGAACACGCCAGCACTGTCGGCAAGGAACTCAGCCATGTACTCCTGACGGAACAGCGAGTCGGCCAGGTCGCGCTTTGCGTCATCCCACTCCTGCTCGGGGAAGTACGGTGAGTCGATGCTGCGGTACGTCTTCGACAGGTAGTCCGGGAAGTTCGGGTCATTGCCACGTGCGAACATATCGTAGAACCAGTTGCGGCCCTTTGGCGTGGACATGAACAGCACCCAGCCCTGCTTGTCTGAGAAGGTGGGCCGGATGTTCTGCTGCCATGCCTTCTGCCGGATGCGTGCTGCCTCGTCGATGACGCCGCCCTTGAAGCCCCATCCGAGCAAACTGACCGGGTCGTCGCTGTCGGCTGACAGGTAGGCAGTGCGTGCACCGTTCGCCCAGTGCGCAACGGGCGGGTTGCCCTTCAGTCGGTACGCCTTCGGGTTGATGATCTGCGACATCTCGTCGATGCCGCGCTGCGTGACAGAGTAGGTCGGGGCAATCCACGCATAGTCGCCGGGGTCGCCCCACAGGTGGTGGACCAGCCGGAACACGCCTGTCGCCGTCTTCCCGAAGCGGCGTCCGGTGCACAGGGAAATGAATCGCTGGGGCGCGTTGACTATCTCACTCTGGGCAGCGAATGGCAGGTACTTGCGGGAGAACAGCGTTTCAGCCATCGTCCTGGCCGTCGTTCACGTTGTCGCGGAAGTCGTCGACCGACACGCTCATCTCGACCTTTGGCTTGCCGTCGAGGCGGTCGGCGATTACCAACCGCTGGTTCATGTTCTCAACACCGTTGGCCACATCGGTCATGGCCAAGACGTCCAGCATGGTGATGTCTTCGCGGGTCTTCATCACACGGTCTTCGATCTGCTGGTAGAGTTCCCTCGGCGTCATGTCGGCGTATTGGCGCAGAATTGTGCGGTAAGATCGTGACCCCTTCGGTCGGCCTGCACGGTTGATATCATCGGGCCGATCCTGAAAGCCGCCCTTGCCGGTGGGGTTCCTATTTTGTGTTGAATCCTTCGCCATTGTGACTTGTTCCAGACTTCTTACGCCAAGATCATACCATGCCGGGCATGCGTTGTCACGTCGGCTTGGTTTCGTTCACGTTGGGCACATAATCAGGGTTGTGTCCGACCGTGTACCCATTGTGGCGCAAGACCCCGGCGGCTACGCTCGTCTGGCACAACCCGTCTGATCCGTAATCCGAGTCGAGTTCTTTTGCTTTGCGAATAATGTCATTTGCGGTAGCGGGCTCGCCATTAATCGTGTACGTTTTTTCGTTCATTGTATTTGCTTTCCTTTCGTTACGGAACGCCCAACCAGGCGCTCCAGTTGATTCGTCTCACTCACAACTGAGCTTGGCGTTCTGCTTGCGGAGCATTGCCCATGTCAATTTGAGCAAATCGCCCTCGTTACTGTTCGGGAACCTCATCGTTCCATCGGTCTGCCCAAAGACGTATAGGAGCCTGTCGGTCAGCTCGATCTCAAGAGCCTTGTGCGTCCAAGAGTCCCAAGCAGAACAAGCGGATTGAGAAGTATTGCCATTAGCCGCTTTGTCATGCTCTGCCCATACTCTCTTGCTCGCCGCTCTGAACTGTAGATCGTCCATTGTGTCACTCATGACAACCTCTCATCCTTGTTGTTCTCCTGCGTAGCTTTGCGCCAAAGCCGGTCCCACAGATACTGGTCGTCAACGCCTTCCTCTTGGATGCAACGCCCATCTTTGGTCATGGCGACAAACAGCCGCCGCGCACCGTTGACGTGGTAATGGTTCATGCCGACTATCGCCCATTCGTCAAGCGGCCTCACCTGCCACGGCGCAGGAGAACAAGACGCTCCACGCGACAGCGAATTCTCCCTTTGCACTCTCATCTTACCGCCACACCGCCTTCCGAATAGGCCCACGCTCCCTCACCTGCGGCACACCAGCCATGCGGACGTTACCTGACACGCACCACCCGTACTCTTCGCCAGCGGTCGGCTTCCAGTCAGCCGGGAAGTGGGCAGGCTTCTTGAACTTCTTGCCGCACACATCGTGCTTGCCCTTCGCCACCTGATTGACGGCCATGTAGTCAAAGACCACCCCGTACCACTGGCCGTCGCGCTCGATGAACACCCAGGCGTTGGCGTCGATCCACTTGCCGCCCTGCTTGACCTTGAATCGCGGCCAGTCCAGCGAAGTATCACGGTCCAGATGCACGAAGCTCCGGTCCACCCGCACGTTCAGGTGCGTTGTCTTCTCCCAGTCCGCAATGCTCGGGTGAAGCCAGACGATGTCCTCAAGCGGGATTTCATCGGCATACACACCGGCAGGCGGCGGCATCACAGTGTTTGTGCTCGGGTCATACGGCGGTATCGGGTCAATCGGGAGGTTGTTCGTCAGATGCTCGTTGCCCTTGTCCCAGATCCAGTCGGGCAGGTGCTGGCAGCCGCAGCAGAACGCGAGGACCAGGAACAGTCCAATGGTTCCGAGTGCCAGCGCGATGATTGTTGCCCAGCCCTTCGCCTTCATCTTCAGGTCAGGTTTCGGGATGTAGCAGCCGCGGTCCTCGCCGCAGATGTCGGTGTCGTGGTTGGGGCAGTCTTTGTGTCCGATGCACTTCATCACTGGAGCCTTTCTGTTTCGACCGCGATAAACTCGCGTATCACTTTGAACGTACCGTCGCGCTTGTACTTCGTCAACCGCAGAATCCCGGCGCCGTACTCGGGCCACATGCGCTGCAACGCCGTGAACCAGACGATCGGCTGACCGTGTACCTGCAGGTGTTCGTGAATCAGCTGGCCGTCCTGGTGGTAGCGGTAGTCGAGCCAGCACTTGAGTGTCGACGTTTCCAGCTCGCCGCACTGCAGGTCGACCGTGACGTTCCCGGCAAGCTGGCTCACGCTCGGGTCTTCCTTCAGCGCGATGTAGCGGCGCAGCTTCTCGGGGTGTTGCTTCAGGTGGTCTTTCATTGCGGGATGTCCTCGTGAACATGGCAGTTCAGCATGTGGTTGCCGCAGCTGTCCTTCTTGAAGAAGAACGGTGTGCCAGTGTGGCGGCACTGGTCGCGCAAATCGAACGCCCACTCAGCATCCATGCTGCGCTTGCCCGGTCCTGTCTCAGCACCACAGATCACCCAGTCCAAGCGTGGTCGTGCCCCCATCCACTCGAGCAGATCAACCGGCCCGATCATCGGCTCAACGCTCACGAACCGCACAGCAGCCGGTATGTCCATCAAGACCGGGATGCGCTCGCTCGCACGTTGCTGGTTCTCGGCTGTCACGCCGATCCATAGATTCGGTATGTGCCCAAGCACCTCGAAGTTCACATTCGCGGCCGAGTCCCCCGGCCATATCTCATCCATCCACCACTTCGCTCTATCCCAACACTCCGGCCGCTTCGTAAGCATCATGAACGTGTGGTGCTGGCATCGTGCGTCAGCGATGACATCGAGCACCTCGAAAAACCATTCCTTGCGGACTTGCGGGTGGAGCATATCCGTCATTGAACCCACGAAGATCCGCGTCGGCTTCTTCCAAGACATCGGCTGCTCCAACCGGTTCTCATGCAAGTGAAACTCGTTTTCAATGCCGTAGCCCCACATACCACGCTTTCCCATCCGAATCGCGTAGCAGTTGTCGCACGCCTCGCTGATCCGGGTGCAGCCGGTGATCGGATTCCATGTTGCGTCGGCCCACTCGATCTTGGTTTTGTCGCTCACTGTGCTGCCTTCTCTTTCCTTGCTCTCGTGTCAGCCTTCCCGCCAGTGCTCTGCTTGTGGTATCGGAGCACGTCGGCCCATTCCTTGCTGCCGGGGTCACCGCCGTACTTCATCAGGTCATTCACGCAGTCACGGACGCGGTCTTCAATCTCGCGGCGTGACATTGGCTGGGGTGCGTAAGGGTCTGGTTCCTGCTGGTCGGTCATAGCTCTACTCCTTTTGCTTCACATGCCTTGTTGAATCGGCCCATCAGAGCAGCAGCTCGGCTCTTTGGTTTCTCTCCCTTGTCCAGCTCTGCCCAGAACGTGTCAATAATGCGCCTGGATTCCTCATCACCGATGATCTCTATCCGCTTCTTGTAGGCGTTGCGTTCCCTCTTGAACCACTCGCCGGTCAGAGCGGAACAGAACTCAACGGGATGAATGTCCCTGTTCCAAATCTTCGCCCGTGTTATTTCCCCGTCCCCGTTTACGGATACGGTAGTATCCGCTGGAGTAGGAGATGGAGACGGAGATAGAGAGCAACCGTTATGCACTGCATATGCATCTGCGGAATGTTGCTTATGTCTTGCATGTGCACCCTTGCGCCGACTGGCTGAATATGCCTCCTGCTTGTCACGCTCTTTGCGCAACCCGTTCAGGATCAGGCGGTTCCCGTCCCGCTTCAGCAGCGGATGTGCCACATTCATGATCTGTTCTTCAAAGACAGTTTTGTACGACCGTCGATCCAATCCTGTGGCAATGCAAACCGCGACGGGGTCATCAATTATGCTGCACTTGTCCTCCGAATGTAGCCACATCCAGCACATCATTCGGTGAAACGCGGTGTACGCTCTGGGCTTCAAGTGCATCGTGTGGGCCAGCCATTTGTCTGGGTAGAATTGAAAGGCAGGTGATTTGTCAGGCATCGTCCTGGTCCTGAAAAGGAACGCACCCATCGGCAGCCATGTGGTTGCTGAGACCGTGCCATGAATGGCGGCGTGCGTCAGGGT